ATTTATCTGATGCTGTGTAAAATCTTAATGGGTGTCCTGAGTTTGAACTATCAGATTGATCGAATGTGTAAGTACCACCCTCTTGTAAATCTAAAGTGACAGCACTTGTACCAAAGTCATCAAATCTATATTTATTTCCTGAATCTGAAACTACTTTTACTGTGTAAGTTATAGCTGGTGCAGAGCCACCAGCTTTCCAATTCCATGATACAAATGTTTCACTATTTGTATTTACATAATTTCCTGTATCAGCACCTAAAGTAAATCCATCAGTGCCAAATGCTGTTAAACTATCTGTTCTAGTATCTTCAGCATCCGACAAACCTGTGCTTAAAAGTTTAGTTACTCCTCTTACAACATCAAAAACACCACCATTAGATGCACCACCGCTTCGTCTTTTTATAGAAACCCAATCAGGTTGAAATCCTACTCCTGTTATTGCATTTGTAGAGCCATTTCCTGTGTAAAGAACAGTATTAAAATAAATTGTTGGGTCGTCAAGACCATTCGTGTATGACATTATCCAAACTCCGCTAGGTTTTTTGTGTTAAGAGAATAAAATCCTGTAGGAACATCATATTCGAAATTACCATAACCATTATCGTCTGCATTACCAGATGAAATTGTAAAAGATTGTGTTCCACCAAAATTCCATTCAAAAGTAGGCGCAACTCCACCTTGATAATCTCCAGATGCAAAAAGATAATGACCATTATTAGTACTTGCTGGTGCTGTTATTGTAACCACACCTGTACTTGAATTAAAAGTTGTACTATCCCAAGAACCTGATCCATTAGACCATTGACCATTTTTAGAAAAATATAATTTATTATTATCTAAATCTAAAGCTATTCCTATTATATCTCCGCTTGAATAAGCAGACGCATAGTTTTCATCATCATTAGCGGGATTATCTCCAGCATTATTATATATATCTCCATTATATTGATAAACTGAAAAGTCATAAGCACCACTACCAAGTATTTTAGTCGTTGTACTAACAGGTGATCTATCTGTTATTCCGATTAAAGCAAAACTTCCCGATGTAGTTAATTTTACTTCTGCATACCATTTACCAGATGAAACAGCTATTGTAGATAAGTTCCAAGCATATCTTGATGAACCTTGTGTATATTTTAAGTTACCCTCTGAAAAAGTTGAGTTAGCATAATAATTATCAAGTGGATTCATAGTTGCAAAATTATTTGTGCAAGTATCAGTAGATTGATCTATACTTGTTAAATTTTCTACTGCAAAATGATTGTCATTTCCTGATGTATCTGCACCTATTCCTGAACTATTTTGACTTGTTCCTGATTCTTTAAATTGTAAATAAAATCCATTAGTTCCAAATGTTAAACCTGATATATCTTTAGGTTTCCATATATTAGGACTATCTCCATCAAACTCTCCAAACTCTGTGTGTGCTACTGCTGTTCCATCAATAAATGCCACTTCGCATAAATATCCATCATAATAAGAGTTTGTTGCTACTGCACTTCTACCTATTTTACAAATATTACCAAGATTCATACCACCCTCTTCATTTACTGCTGGATAAACTCTTTCAGAAAAACTTGTCTCCTCAGTGCCATTAATATAAAGTCGCATTCTATCTGCTTCTGTACTTTGTGTGGTATCTACTTTAAATAAAAGATGTACCCAAGCTGATGGATCTCTAAATACTCTATTTGTTAAAATTGTAGAGTTAGTGCCACCTGAACCATCAAAATAAATTCTTAATTGATCATTATCAAATTGAAAACCATAATTACCACCATTATTTTTCCAACCAAAAACTCTATCTGAGCCTGATGGTATATTTTTTGACCTTTTCATCCACATAGACATAGTCAATGTTCTTCTATTACCAGCACCACTAAATGTTCGTGTTAAAGCATCTGTACTTGCTGAGTCAAGACGAACAGAATTAGAAACATCAAATCCTGTATCTTTTATGGAGTTAGTTCCAAGTATTAAAGGCATTAAATCTCCTCTGGAAATTCTGCTAAAGGTCTTGTTATTGTTCCATCTTCTTGTTCAGTATATTCGTATAATTCTTTGAGTTCATCAACAGTAGTACAAGCATCTATTTGAGTTTCCATTTCATTTGATTTTGCTCTTACATCTGCTCTATAATTTTTTATATTATCAGGTATTGTGTATGTATCATCATCTAATGCTTTGTGATTATGCCAATCTGTTTTTTCTAATAACACTGATGCTTGTTGTTTTATAATTTTTTTCTTTTGATTTTTTAAACCAATAACTTTTACATCACCAATTAATGCTGTTTTTGGTAAATCTCCATTATCTTTATCTTCTTGTGTCCATAATAAATCATCTAAATCTTTTGCAGTAGCAGTTCCCCATGATTCTGTGACTTGACCATCTGCAAATGTATAAGTTGAATTTGTATTGTTGTAATATGCTAGATCTTTATAATTTGTTTTATCAACTATAATTTCATAAATACCAATTGCTTCTTTTTCTGATTGTGACCATAATTGAAATATTTTAGCTGGATATTGCACATCGTCAATAATCATAGCTTTTGGATTATTTATAATTTTTTGAATATTATCGTCTTTAACTAATGCGTACATATTTTAACTTTCACTTAAATTTAGTGTTCTTCCTACCTCTTGCCATACTGCACCATTATATTTAAAAACTAATATATCTGTTTTACCATCTGTTGACGTAAATGTTGGAGCAGTAGAAGCCGCAAATTCAAAAGCTGTATTAAAAGCAATAGTGTGTGAACCATCATAATTTATTTCTAAACAAATAAATGAACCCTCAACAGAATTTGATGGGGCGGCAAAAGTAGTATTTTCTGTTGTTAGATGATATGCGTTTGGCTTTGCCTGAGAATCCCATGCAACCGCATTTGATGAAGATGTTAATGCTTGTTGTGGTACATAAGCTAAATCATTAAATTTTATTGCACCTGTACCGTTTGTTGTAAATTGTATATGACCATTAGCACCATCTTCTAAAGTAATATTACCAGCATTTGTTCCGTTGTTTGTATTTAAAATAAGATCACCTGTTCCTTGTGTGGTTAAAGTTGCGTTTGCGTTGTTATCGCCAATTTGTACTGTATCAGCACCTAAATTTACGTCACCTGTACCATTTGGAATAATATCTATATCTGCGTTTGATGTTGAAACTATATCATTTCCATTAATATCTAAATCACCGCCTAATTGTGGAGTTGTATCTCCAACAAGGTCTGATGCTGAATCTGAAACATCAACTGTATTTGATGATGTGTTAAAAGTCGCAAATGTAATATCATCAGAACCATCAAAAAATTTTAATATTAATAGATTTGATCCTGAACTCGATGTATCAAGCCAGAAAGTTCCTGTGGTCGCTGATGAGGGTCTAGATGTACCAGAGTTAGAAGAATTTATTGCACCTAAAACTGTGTTAATATCCGACCTTACAGTAGGAAAACTCGCATTTGCAATTGTAAAATCTGTAGCCTGTGCCATATTTATTTATACTCCTTTTAAAAACCTTTTGCAATAAAATCAAAAGTTCTTGATATGTTACTTCCGCTTGAATTTTTAAATAATACGTCAAAACTACTAACAGTTTTATTTGAAACTGTAAAGAAGTCTCCTGTTGACATATTTTCAGCAGTAATTCCAACTGCATAATTTGTACTCTTAAATGGGGTTGAAAATGATACAGTTTTTGTAGAAGTTCCTGACGATATATTGTCCTCACTAAATATTCTATCAGGCATATCTACTACAACAGTTGCTTCTTGAACAACCGCACTTGAAGCTAAATCACTTGATGTTAAAACAAGTCTAAATTTTAAAAATCTAGCAGTATAATTTCCTATCACAAATGTTTGAAACGATGTAAAAGTTGAGTTATCATCTGAGGTTGCAATTTCTAAATGAGCATCACAATTAGCTGGTGTATCTCCGTCAAAGTTTGATTTTGCACTATCAAACAATCCGGTTCTATTATCGAAAAGGTCGTCTGGGTTTCTAGCTGTTTGGGTTAAAGATGCTGAAACTCTAACAGTATGTTTTGCACCAATATCAACTACATTAGCAAACTCATAATTACCTGATGCTAAAAAGTCTGCATTTGCTACACCTGAATCAAAAAATCTTGTTGTCTCTGCATCAAACAAACCAGAAGCACTGTCAAAAAGTTCACTTGATTCTAATATTAATGAATTATCTGATATTGTTACGTTATTCTTTGTTCCAGCAAATGTAGGGTGTTCGTTAATTGTGCTTACAGCATTAAAATTTGTAACACTTGTAACATTTGAAATAACTGCTGTAGCATTTGAACTAAAGTTACCTAATTTATCTACAGCTTTTATTAAATAAGTTCCAACTCTTGCTGGTACTGTAATTGATGTGGCTGGTCTTGAAACCTTTGTAACTAGATTAACTGAGTTAAGCCATTCAGCAGTACCATCAGTTTTATTAGAAAATCTTATTTGATAAAAAGCTAAATCTAAATCAGAAACAGCATCATAACTCAAATGAGCATCTGCACCTGAAACATTACAAGTAAAGTTTTCGACATCTGATGGTGGAGCAATAGCACCAACTATTGTTCTTTGTGCTGATACATAAGTTGATGAAACTCCTAGAGTATTTACTGCTTTTACTCTTACATCATAAGTAGATTGGTCAATTACATTTAAAACTCTATGGTTTAGTCCTGAGCCTTGTGCATATATAATAAAATTAGAATCTGTACTAAGTTTGTATTCTACCTGGTAAAAGTCTATAAAACTGTCAGGTGATGCACCAATAGCAACATCTAAAGCAACAATTACAGTTCCATCATTATATTCAATTAATTGGTCAGACAATGTTACACTTGCTGGTGGTTGAACTGTAAATGGATTTGGTAAATTAGTTGATGGTGTAGATGAAACTTGTGTCTTACTTGCAAATGTATAATGACTAGCTTGGTATTCAATAAGTGTTAAAGATATTGTAAAATCTTCATTAAATGTAATACCCATAACTCTAAATGCTTTTGCAGAAAAACCTAATGATGCGTGTGTGATATTTACTATATCTGCTATAGCTAAATCATAAGCATTAAATCCAACATTTATTTCTAATGATAATGCTTCTCTACTACGTCTAAGTATAATCTCGCACATCTCCTCAACTTGATAAGGTGAAGTCAATGTCTTAAAATCAAACTTACCCTCTAGCAAAAAACCCCCATCAACTGTTTTCATTTGTGCGTGTCTATCTGCTGACGATAAACCACTATCATCTACAGGGGGGAACTGAACCTCATCTACTTGGAAGTTTCTATCAGGATTTACAAATGAACCTATAACTCTATTATACTTATCATTTTTAGTTGGACTTGCTAAATCAAAACCACCTATAATATCATCTTCTGTAAGTGTGATAGATGCTGTGCCTGTGGTTTCAATAATTAATTTATACTTACCACTTGTATATGGTAAAAAACCTCTACAACCTTTTAACAACTCTCTTACATTATCAATAACTTTTTTTGATGTGTCTAAGACAGCATTACAATCAAATAAGTTTATATCACTACCACCTGAAAATGGTGTAACTTGTGTATCACAAACAACAGAAGCATCTCTAAAACTTTGTAAATCAATATCAGCAGTTGGTATTCCTTTTCCATATCTTTCGTTTCTTAAATAATCTAATAAACAAAAAGCTGGATTAGCTGAAAATGTTGCAGATGATTCGTTTAGACTTGCATCTAATGTAACAATCTTTTTACCTTGAACTAATGCTTGTACTTTTGGAATACTGTTAAATGCGTCTTGATTCCATTTAAAACGAATTGCCAAGTATGCTAAACCAGACAATTTGTGGTTAGACCCCCAAGAAGATAATGTAGATAATAAACTTGATGCACTTTGACTATCAGAACCAAAATGAGGTTCTAGTCTAATTAAACTTTCAGAATCTTTATAAAAGTTGGCATCTGAACTTCCTACTTCAACTGCTGTATTGTCAGCTAAACTAGATGCAAATGTAACTACTTTATCATCAACTCTTATCTCTGTGATACCATTTATTTCACCCTCACACATAACAAGAGCCATATATAAGTAAGTGTTATCTGTTCCTGAAGTCTCCATAAAAACTCGAACTCCACCGCAAAGTCTTGTTCCATAAATAATTGGCACACTTGCATCATTACTTTGCTTATTAAGTAATATACCTTTTTCAAAATCATCAAAATCTGTTGTACCAAAATCAGGAATGTCTATGTCAGGTGAAAGCCAAGATAAAGGTTTTGTTATAATTTTTACAACAGATGTAATGACATTAGTTATTGCTTTAAATACACTACCCATTCCAAGATTCCCTTACTGTTTTTTTTATAATGTTTCTAACTCCATTGTTTTTATCAAGTCTTAACCATTGAGTTTGACTATGAACTTTAACATATTTACATATATTTTTTAATGACCATTTATATATTTGTTTGATTTTTCTTTTTGCTAAAAAGTCAAGATGAACAAATATATTTCCACAATTATAATTCTGTATCATTCCTGTTTTTAAAAAGTAATCTAAATTTTCTTGGTTTAAAAAAGTCCAATTTACAAAACCATACATACCTTTATCATCTACAAAAACTTTATATTGATTATTTTTGATACAATTTTTTCTTTCCTCAAATATTGTTTCATTTGTAAAACAACTGTATCTATCAAATGATTTGTAAAAATTTATTATATTTTGCATTATGGTCTCCCCCACTTAATATCAAGAACAGTTTGACTTGAAAAATCCATACCAACATCTGTTGAAAAGAATCTTTGCTGTGATGTATTATTTGTTTTTCTACCAGATCGTTTTTCAAAATCAGCCCAATGAGAAACTATACCTAAATTTACTGTGCTTTCGTTTTTATTTTCTGAAATAGAAAAAGTATCTATTTGACCATCATACAATAAAAATGGGTCAGCTATCAGAGCATTTGAATTATCTAAAAAACCTCTGAATATTTTAACACTATCATTGACTACGTTCTCATTTAAACAAGTAGATATAAATGTTTGGTCTGCACCTGATAATGTCAATGTTAAACTTGTTTTTGTTATATCTGTTTCCTCTGTAAAATTAGAAGCACCTAAAATAAAATCTGATGATGAATAAGTAACACTTGAACCTGATACAGAACTTGTTAATGAAAAAGAACAATCTGTTATATTTACAGGAGTTCCAAATCCAATAGTGATGAGATGAACAGGTCTAATATCATTTGTCGCTAGTTCGTTCTTTACTGCTGTCGTTAGTGATCTCGTCATATTTTTCGTAACTTCTTCTGTTTATCTTTATACCATCAAAAACTTTATATTTAGCAGTTTTTGTTGGTTCGTTAAATTTACCTAAATCATTGGTAGAAAAGTTGATGTGTTCTTCATCTATTATTTCTTCAGCAATAGCATCAACATTAATCCAATACTTTACTTTATATTTCATTATAAAGCTTCTTCAACATCTAACTCAAATTGGTATAAAAGGTTTCCATCTTTATCTACACTTACAGCACCAAATTCTTGAACATCATTTGTTAAGTGTACTGTAAATGGAACATTGTCATAAGTAACAACTGAGTTATCTGCAAGAGCAGTTATAAGGGGTGGTTCTATAGTTACAGTAGCCGCATTAGACGAACTTGTAACATCAGCAACAACCATATAAACTTTATCATGTGATGCAAATTTAATAAAATCACCAGCTTTAAATCTACCAGCCGAATCAGAAGCAAATGCGTCCATAGCAATTGTTGTATCACCAACTGCGTGAACTCCATTAACTAATACTGTTCCTGTTTCACTTCCTCTAGCATCTTCTATCTCAGGTGGGATTATTGTAAAATTTTCTTTTCTTGATCTCTGCTTCATAATAAAAGCCATAAGTTCTCCATAAATGTCTGATCTTTTTCCTGTAATTATTTTTGCTGTAAAAGCAAACCTTTGACCATCTATTTGTCTTGCTAGTTTTTTTCCTGAGTCTGATTTTGATATAATTGTATTTTGGATAGACTTAATACCCATAGTTCCAAATTTTGAATTAGATATTGGGAATGAACCTGACATTATATTAAATTACCTTGACCCTTTTCGTTTAAAGCTTGATTTATTAATTGTGATATTGTTCCTCTTGAATTTATAAGTAATTGTTCAAATCCACTTGCATCAACTGTATTGATATTAAAATTAACATTTACTCCACCACCCATAGAACTAAGTCTTGAATTTGGAATTATTTGACCTGATGAGTTTGGTACAAATAACTCACCACCTTTACCTGAAGCTGAGTCACCAACAACAACAGGTTGATCTTTTCTTACAGAACCACCTTTATTAAAAAATTTAAAGAATGAGCCACCGCCACCGCCGCCGCCACCAAACATAGCTAGGATTGCTCTTAATGCTATTTCTTGTTTTAAACCTGAATTTAATTTATTTTGATTAGATACTTTTTTTCTTCCAAGCATTTCTTCAATTTTAACTATCGCTATATTAGCTAAAATTCTTATACCCATTTCAATTAGACCACTTAATATTCTAATAATTGCATCTTGTGCTATCTTTTTAAAAGTATCAGATAATTTTTCTCCAAGAACTATTGATCTTGCAATACCCTCTGATGTTCTTTTTATTCCTGTGTCAATACCCTCTGAAATAATATCAGATATTTTTCTAAATTTACTTTCTAATTCATTCAAAGCTTTTCTGTTTAATTCGTCTAACTTATCAATTATTTTTTGTGCTGTGCTTGGTATTTTTTCAAATTCTCTATTAAGTATAGCTGTTTCTCTAGCTGTATCTGCTGTTGATGCTTTATACTCTCTACCAAGTATTGCAAGTTCTCGTGCTGTATCTCTCAATCTTAAATTAGAATCTATTGAATCATTAATTCCTTTTATAGTTTTATCTATTTGGTCATTAAGTTCTTTAAATGTTGCAACTGTTGCCGCAACAGATGCCGCAACTAATGCAAGACCAACACCTGATAAAGCCGCTAGACCTCTCAAACCAGCTAATACAGGAACAATAGCTTTTCCTAATGAAATAAAGAATGCAACAATTTTAATTGCAATTAATATTTTAAAAGCAGTTATTATTAAATCAATATTCTCTTTTAAACTTTTAAAAATATTTACTAAACCAACAACAGATTTTGCAAGTGTTGTACCAAATCCTATTGCTATTCGTTCAATGCTTTCAGCATTATTAACTAGAAATTTATCTAAATCTCCAAATTGTCTTTTAAGTTCAGCAAAGAAACCAGCATCAAGTAGTGTCTTTTTAAAAGCAAAAATTTTATCACCTAACATTGATAAAGTTCCACCTAATGTTTTTGCTAAATCATCTGTTGCTTTTCCAAATTGTCCACCTCTACCAAAAACTTTTTCAAATGCTTTTGCTGTTTCTTCTATTGAAACAGTTGCTCCAGCTTTAAAGCCAAGCATATTTCTTACACCTTTTTCTCTAAATAAGTCTGCCGCACCAATACCAGCACTAAATGATCTTTGTATTTGTTCCGCAGTTGTCCTAAAATCTAATCCTGTTACTGCCGCTACGTTACCTGTTATCTCTAACATTTTTTGTAAATCTTTTGCGTTATCTGTAACTGTTGCTAATATTCCTGAACCTGATTGTATTTCTTCTAGTGAGAAAGGAACTCTTGATGCAAATTTAACCATATTGTCAAAAGCTTTTGCACCCTCATTTGTATTCTTTAATAAAAATTTTAATCTAACTTGTAAGTTTTCTAATTCTCTCCCTGTATTTACTAAGTTTCTAATAACTAATCCAGCACCTAAACCAAGAAAGGCATTTTTAAGATTAAATACTGCACCTCTAACTTTTGCTAAACCACCCCTTAATCCTGTAAGTGCTTTAGTCGCTTTATCTCGTGCAACTATATCTATAAAAAGTTTTTGACTTGCCATTATTTATATTTCCTTGCTTCTGCTAAGTTCTTTTGTTTATTATACTCATCTTGCTCTTTTTTCAAGTAAGCTATCCAAAGATTATAATGGCTAACAGGCATATCTAATACGTTTTGAATAGGAAGTTTTAGTCTATCAGCAACCACTAACAAAGATTGAATGTTAGGGTCGCTATTTACTTTTTTTCTGCTTCCTCTAGTGATGTGTCTGCAAGTATCTTATTTGCTATTGTTGCGATAACATTTGAGTCTGCTTTTTTCTGCAAAGCTAATTTATCTAATGGGTCAAAAGCTTTTACTAAATCACCTTTGTCATTTTTTATTAATAACTTCATCATTAACAAATCTATTAGAACTGTTAAATCTTGAAAATTACTAGATTTCTTAAATATTATATTTTTCTGTTCAAGTGTTAAAGGTTCTGAATAAAATACAGATGGATTACCAGATTCATCTTGCCATTCAGGAACTTCAATAGTTATCGTTTGCAGAGTCTCAAAATGAGTTTTTACTCTATCTATAATTGACATAAAATATTATTATGCAGTTCCTCTAGTTAATGCACCTGTTCCTTGAAAAGTAACTGATCTTGTAGTTACTCCATCTAACGTAACATTAACACTCATTCCTGTAATAATGCCTGAACCTGAAAAAATCTCATCTCCTGTAGCATCTCCCTCAGCACCAAGTACAAAAGAGATTGAAGTTCCAGCAGTTAATGTTTGTTGTGGAGAATCAGTTTCATCATAACTCATTTCTAAAGTACCTGAAAATGATGTTCTTCCAGCTAAAAATGATTTTGTTGAATCAGATAATTGAGTGTCCTCTACAACATCAGCAGTAGTTTCAAGAGTAAAACCTGTAAGTTCACCTATACCTGTTCCACCAGCTTTAACTACGCCCTCTTTACCAAAGTGTGTTGCCATCGTTTAATCCTTATCTTTATTTTGTTTTTGTTTGTAAGAAGATTTTACCTCATTAGGTTTTTCTTCTTTTGTTTTCTTCCAACCTAAATCTAAAAAATTATCAAGCTGAGTTTCGTTAATAGTTACTTCATTCCCATCTTTATATAATTTAATATCTTTAGCCATAAATCCTTTTATTCGCTTTCTTCTTCTTCGTCAATATCTTCATCATCTAAATCTTCATCAAAATCTTCTTCTTCATCAATATTATCATCTTCTTGATCTCTTAATTCTGCAAGTAAATCTTTTATTTCCTCACACATTAAAGATTCTTTGTCATGCAGTTTTTCTACACTATCTATTTTCTTTTCAATTTTATCAATTATTTTATCTTTGTTCATATTATCTCCTATGGTGTTCCAGCTTGAAACTCGTAAGCACACCTAATAGTCATTCTAATACCACCTATCGGAAACAATGTACCCTCGTCTGTTTCTACAGATATAACTTCTGTATCAAGTGCGTTACCACTTCTTGTAATATCAGATTCTAAGGCAGTTTCAATAGCAGTAATCAATTCATTTCTTTTTGTGTCAATATTTATTTCCGCACCTTTTACAAAGCCTAATACAACAAAATCAATAGTACCAATTCTTGTTTTAGCACCTGTACCTATTTCTTGATCTTCTCTAGTTTCTTCAGATGTTTGTACTATTACTGCTGGATATTGTTTATCTGATAACTCATCTAATTGAAAAGGTTGTCTTGTAGCTTTGATTATATTAGGACTTGATATGCCTGATATGACACTAAGTAGATTAGATGCGATGTTTTCTCGTACACTCATATTGATCTTTCAAATTGTTGTTTTACAAATCTGTTAAACTGCTTACTTATAATCTTTTCTGTTCTATCATTAAAGCCAAAAAACTCTCTTTTTGGTTCATTTAACACTTGGTTAAATAATGCTCTTTGATTCATTTGTGAATTAGAGAATGATATAGATACTTTGTTTTTACCAGATTTCTTTACTGTTCTTGGACTTGGTGTTAAAGCACCTAACATTCTTCCTGAATAAAATAAATCAACATTAGTTCTTTTACCCTCTCTTTGTAATTTTTTTAAATAACCCTCAGAATATGGAGCAAATTTTCTATCTCTAAAATCTATGCCTTTTTGTGTTTTAGTTCTAACTATATCTAATAATTGAAAACCACCTTGTAATACTGCTTTATCAATTATTTTTGGAAATTTTTGTTCTAGTCTTTTAAATCGTTTTTCAATAGCTTTAGAGTTATTTCTAATTTTTACACTTAAAGCCATTATCTATTCAATCGTCTATATCCATGTAAAGGTTCTCTTTCATTAGATACAATTGAACCATCTGCTGTTGAATCATACTCAACACCATCTTCTAGTATTGATCTAAATTCTCTATTATATTCTGACATATAATATTCACCCATTCTTTCAAATCTATCTTTATCTGTTTCAGGTCTGAACTTTGTTAATGCTGGTAAATAGAATCTGCCAAGAAATAAATATACACCAGCCCTTTCAAACTGATCTAAATTTACTTTTGTGTTTTCCATCTCAACAGTATTTAAAACTGTAATATCTGTATAGACATTTGTTTTATAAGTTGGAAACCATTCTATTCTTAATTGTCTAAGAATATCGTTTGTTGTTTGTGCAAAAAAATTAGTTGTTTCTGTAGCTGTTGTAGATATACCAAAATCAAAAGCATCAGGTTGATACTTTAAAACATCAGAAGTTGTTATAACATTTGCACCTGTAAAATTAGCCATGACATTTACCTATAAACCAATCTACAAATTTTTTAATCTTTTTTTTTAGTTTTTTTAACATTCTTTTTTCTCTTTGGTTTTAATGTAACGACTTTATCAGAAATGTCTTTTACTGTCGCTTTTTTAATTTCTTTTTTTACATCATCAAGAGGAACATAACCTCTCATTTTAAAATGTGCTACATTTGCTTCGTATTGTATTTTTGATCTAATAATGGTTTTTTTTCCATTTGTTAATTTTATGTCCATAGTTTTCTCCTAGTTCATATAAGGGCGATTTCTCGCCCTTATAAATATCCTATTATTGGATTGATGAGTCTGACTCGATCTCAACACCATTAGCGTCATTTAATTCACCGACACCATAAACTGCTGTTGCTACAATCTCGTCTGCTCTTAAACTCGCATCTCTTTGAGTTTCGATTTTTAAGTCTTGCATCATAGCTAGTCCTAAAGCATCTGGATTAAATACTGCACCTTTGTAATCTCCAGTTGTTCCCGGATTATTACCTGATGCGTCTGCCATATTTGAAGTTTCAAATATATTTACACCAGCGATCTGACCTACTAAAGATGATCTTAGTATTTCATTTCCAACACCCGGATTTGGGTTTGCAAAAGTATTTGTAAGACCTGATTTTAGATCAAATGCTACTTGTGGGTGGATTACAGCATTTAGGTTTTCACCTGA